GTCGAGTTACATGTCCATCTTGTCGTTTTTGGTCACTCACTATTTTATAGCAAGTGTCGAAATCAATAGATAATCGTTGGCACTGCCCATATATCCAATCTGATATGTCCTCAGCGTGCGCTCCACTAGTATAAAAGATCCAATGATCTTTATTCCAGGAACGTGCTAAAGCTTTAGAAAAGGCATATAAGGCAGGTCCGAATGCCGCATTAAAACGGTCACTCTTTTGTACGATATTTCTAGGGTCTTCACAACTACGGAGGATTTCAGTTTTGATGAAAGTGCTCGCGAAATGATCATTTTTATTGATCGGTTCGTGTAGTAAAGTGTCGTATGCTATTTGGTGGTTTCTTTTGCGCGTGGCCGTGAAAGAAGGTCGATTGTTCCATTGTTCAAAAGACACTTCTTCTAAGGACCACCTCGGGAAGAAACCGTCGAAATCACCACGAATTAATTCGTAGTGTTGTACCCAGCTTTGAGATCTTAAAACTGAGCAAAGCTGCCGATTGCTGAGAGCAACGTACTCATTAATTCCGGAAGCTTGTGGATTGACTGGATGATGTTTGGCGATCGTAATACCGTGTACAAAGACCCGAGGCTTAAGAGGCGGAGACCCAGGGATCGGATCAGCGCTGATAAAGCCATTATTGGGATCCTTGTAGCGAGTAGCGATAAAACCCCACAAATAAGTATTGTGGACAGTAGCACCTGTGGTCCAGATAATTTCAAGACCTTGTTGATGATCCAGCCTATCATTGTCATCAAATTGGTTCGGCCTGACGACTTGGCCGGCTCTTCTTTTAAAAATTTCTTGTACAATCGCGAATCTGTATCGGATTGAATTTGAAATTCTAAAGCATCAATTCTATCGTCGAATAATCCTTTGAAATTGAGCATACGCATAACGAACAGTTGCGTGGTTTCAAACACAGTTTGTGTTACATAACCATCTGTTGAAAACTCAGTCAAATTTTCTAAGTTCATTCGGCGTATGTCTTGTCCTTTCTTATAG